AAAGATGTCCAAGTGCTTGGACTACCAGTCGATGCGTCAGCGTAGAAAAGCTCTACCTGTATACTGTCCATGATGCCGTTTCTAGCATTTGCTTGACTAGATTGCGTCCCTGACGTTAATGGCCCCAAGTAATAGCTAACAATAAAATCAGGAAAGGCTAGATCCTGCCTTCTGTTGTCAAACAAGAAATAGCTAGAGTCATTTGCTAGAACAACCGTCGCGCTTTTTTGGCTTGTGGTATACCTAGATTCGGATGAGTAGTCTTGTTCTCCGCCGGTAGCAAAGCTAACAGTGTTAGCCTCCACGTTTAGCTTTGACCCGTCCCAAGTAAGCACTTCGCCAGAAGAATTACCAACAGACAGTTTGTATGCGTCCGTGTCGTAACCTAAGAAGAACCCTGAAGTGTTAGCCTTTAAAAACTCGTCCATTGTGCCGCCGTAAATGGCACCTGTGCTGCCTATGCTAACGCTTCCAGTAAACTCTCCAGCGGATGCGTTTACTGTTCCTGTGACAGCAAGGTTTCCGCTCGTATCAATTGTTAAAGTTTGATTGGTGCCGTCAGCAAAACTCATAGAACCATTTGATCCAAGGAAAAAACCTTGAGCAGTTGATCCGTAAGTTGTATGGCTACCAGAAGTCAGCGATGCTGAATTTATAGTTATGCCGCCTACACTTCCCGCGTTTAGCCCTAAATTGACACTTGTATCAGCGTCTTGTATGGCACTGTCAGCAGAGCCAAGGCTTGTTTGTACTCCTGTGGCCAAGTCTGTTTTAGGTATAGTAATTCCGCTTAGGGTCAAGCTGGTTGCGGTGATTGCGCCGGTAATGGCCAGATTGGTGCCGTCAAATGCAAGCGAGTTGTTCCCCGCGTTGCCGATACTGAATTTGTAAGCGTTCGTATCATATCCAAGGAAAAACCCTGTGCCGGTGTTGTATGCACTCTGACCGCCTTTAATGGCTCCGCCAGAGTCCATCGTGATACCGCCGCCGGTAATTGTTACACCCGCATTGATAGGCTCTGCTAGGCTCGTCCAGCCCCGCAAAAGCTCTGCAATTGATGGCGCTCTACGGTCAAGACGGTCAACCCTTGGATGCGCCCACCGGACTATAGAGGTAGGAGTTGCTACGCCATAATAATTGTAAGTTCTGACTGAGAAAGTGGTTGCGTCTGTCTCAGATCCGTCTCCAGAGAATCTAAAGTCATCAAACGCAGTTACCTTCACGCCTGTGGATAAGTTGTATATTCCTCCCTTCCCGCTGTTTGAGCTTGTATTAGATGGGTTAATAAACCCAACTAAAAGATACCACTCTCCTTGTGTCGGTAGATCGGTCGCGAACCAGTATTTATTGGCATCTGCCCCAGAGCCGTCATATGCGTATAGGTTTAAAGTAGCGTCAGTGTTAGAAAAGTTGTAAGCGCCAAGATAAATAGTTCCGTTTGTATTGTCCTGTTTTATAAAGACAGAGAACCTATAAGTTGTGTCGCTGGCAATTGGGAACTTGTTTGCGGTTGAGGTGTTCTGAAAACCACCATCTGCCCCGCTGCCGTCTGTGGATGTAGCCTTCCAAATTCGCTCAAGCTCACCATGCGGCCCATTTTCAACTACTACTGCGTTTTCAGAAGTCTCGCCGTTTACATTCCATATCCCCTTGCCTCCAGTGCCTACAGTCCACTCACTGTCATCTGCGCGAGGCAACAGAGATATCTGGTCTGCCGCTTGGTTTCCAGCAGCCGCATCACTAGCGACTGTGCTTGCAGCCGTTCCTCCAACTGTGACGCTGTTGGCTATAGAGCCTGATGTGGCTGTGATAGCGCCGGTAATGGCTGCGCTAGTGGCCGTGAAAACTCCTGACTCAGTTACCCTGAACGGTGCTGTAGCCCTATTAGCAAACGTTTCTCCAGCCCAAAACCTAACGTCATCTCCTGCGGTAACAGTTGACGCAAGGCCCATAGAGTCTGCGGCATCTGCAATGTAATCAGTCGCAATGGTAAAGCCGCCTATAGCGCCCGTTGTAGCTGATAGATTACCCGTTACCGTCAGCCCTGCCGTGGGCTTGTAGGTTAACCCGCTAGTAGCGTTGCCTATAGAGAAGGCCGCATCTCCGGCGTCTGTGCCAGTTCCAACGAACCCTAGGTAATACCCCGCCGTTGAGGTGTCTTCGTAAGATGTTTTACCAGCCTTTAATGATCCTAGACCGCTGCCGCTTGTTGTGGATAAGGTAATGTTCCCTGTAAGAATGTTTCCGCCCGATATGGTGGTAGTGTCATCCGTTAGATCGTCTTCAAGGATTACAGTTCCATCAAGCCTGTCTACACTCAAAGTTCCAGTGCTAAAGTTTGAAGCGTTTAGGTTTTCTACAGTAATGGTTCCGGCGTCAATGGTTCCTGCCGTAATAGCTGAAGCGTTTAAGTTCTCAACATCAGCGTTTTGCGCCTTTTTGAATTGACCGGTTACTTGAGCCGTATACCCGCTAGCAGAGCCATAAACATTGATAGATCGCAGCTTAAAATAATAATTTGTGTCATAAGACAACCCCGCAGATATGCCCAAGATAACTTTCTTGGACTTAGCTACATCGCCGTAATAAGTGTTTAAAAGGGTGCCGGTATCAGGAGTGAATCCAGATGTTGCTGAGTAATGCACCTCAACCGCTCTCAGGTTGGTATTCGCAGGGTTAGTCCAAGTTAATTCAATAAAGAAAGGCTTGTCAGTGGTAGCTGCTGCGCTTGTAGGGGCTGATATAGTGTTGGGTTGCAGTATTGTTATTTGACTGTAAGAAACAAAAGCAGAATAGACGTTATCCCAAGAGAAATGTCTAATCCGAACGTCATAGATCTTGCCCACTGATACGTTAGGAATGACCGCGTTATTTGAAGCCTTACCAGATACCCCTACAACGCTGTAATCTGTATCCGTTGACTCTTTAAACTGAAGCTCTGTGCCTTGTACCGCTTCGTCTAGATCATTTGTCCAAGTGGCTATTATGTCAATCTTGGCGGTTGGGCCTTCTACTCTAGTGCGTTGAACTAAGCCGTTGTCCCCTACGATAGTAGGTATGGCTATTGATCTGTCCCCAGTGCTAGGCTGGTCTGAGTCGGCTTCTTCTGGCTGATAATCTCCCGCTGCATAATCGTAGACGGTATCATCTATCTCTTGAAGAGTTAATCTGGTGCCTGCAAATAAAGAGCCATCTACCTCAAAAAACTCCATCTGCATGGTTTTAACTTCAAATGTCTTTGGGTTGCCTGTTCCGTTGTAGTCTTCCCCGAATGATAGGCGCTCATTTACTAAATAAACCCAATCATTAGGTTGTAGAGCCATAAACTCTAGAGTCGCTAAAACGGTCATCGTGGTTGTTTGGCGCTGCCTAACTAAAGCAATCTTTTGCAGCCTTTGAGCTTGGGTAGAGCTTGTGGTGAAAGGCAACTGTATCTCTAAAGTCTTTTTATAATTAGCGTTTGACTCTCCGGTTGGTGTATCAGCGCCCAAGTAGGCGTTGCTAGAAAGTATTGGAGCCTCAACCCCTTGATAGTTGTTGGCTGGCGATACATAAAGAGCCTTTACCGCGTTGTATAAATCTCCGCCGCCTGATTTGGTGCTCAAGCTTATAGGCTGCAAGATATCATCGTCTCTAATGGTCAAAGACGCAGACTGATCTCCTCCAACAAATAAGTTGAATTTGCCGTTGGTGTAGGATATTGAGCCAGAGCAAGCTGTTAAAATGCCCTCAAGGATTCCATCTAATGTGGCTGATGCGTTGGTGAACCCGTTGGCTGTGTACCTGTTCTCGTAGGACGAGCCGTTAGCCAATACAACCTGCTGATCGCAGATATCTGCCGCCTTGTAGAAGCCCCCTACTGTATTCGTATCATTTATCTCGCTGGCAGTAGACTTTAGGCCGTAGGTAGTATCAACCAGAAAATCTCTAGCAATTAGAGCAGGGTTATCTGACCATGCCGTAGTGGATGTTCTTGGGTCGTATACCTTCTTGCCTTTAACTTTAAACCAGATCTTGGGGATTGAAGCCAGCTTTTCTGGATCATAAACAAGCCGCATGAAGACGTAAGCCATGCCCTGAAACTTAGCATTCGTGCCGTACCCCAACCCCGTGATACTGCCAGCATAACCATCGCTAGTTGTTTGGCTTCCATCGTGGAAGGTGTACCGGAGCAGTCTTCCGCCAGTAAAGGCGTTGTCGTTTTCTGTGTTGGTTAGATTTGAATTGGTTGCTGTATAAACGGTCTCGCCGCTAATGGTAGATGTTGAGGTTGTAATCAGATCCGTGTCTATATATACGCCTTCTAAAGACTCAATCTCATGACCCGCTAGAACGATGCCTAGGTTTAGAGTGTTGTTTTTGTTGCCGGAAGTTCGCATCTTGACGATGGTTCCCGCTATTCTGGTCTCCCCGTAAACAATCTGACGAGGCACTTGAGCGCCCGTACCTGTGACCTTTGTGCCGAAGTTTTGAGCGGTAGCCTCAACCCCCCTGCTGGTCAGCATACCTATGCCGCCAGCTATCAGAGTCCCAAGTCCGGTTATTAGAGCGTATTGACCGGCTAGCGCGGCTAGCCCTCCCGCTGCGGTAATTGCTGAAGCAAAAAGAGTGGGAGCAAGAGTTCCTGCGGACAACACAACAAGAGCGATTGTTGCCGCCGCGATTATCGCCGTTTTTATTACCTTAGCCATATATTCTGAACGCCATTTGGATTAGATTGCTGTTCTTCCTTGTGAAGCCGTTATCAGAAGGGCATAGCACATTGGCCCCATAACTGATTCCCGCAACCTCAGAACCGTTCTCTTTAATCACCACTAAGTCGCCTTTCTGCGCCTCTTTAACTCTAACCAAGCCTTTGGCCATCGCCGCTTTCTCTATGCTCTTTCCTAACGTTCTGCCATAACCCTTGATTGCCTGTCTTGCCGAAAGCTCGTCTTCCCATATTAGCTCGTCAGGGATTAAATTTTCCCCTGTCATTGCTTTGATTGCTGAATCGCTAAATAAACAACAATCCCACTTGCCCCACTGGAAAGGGGTCTTTTTGTGCTTTATTAAAAAATCACGCAAACATTGGTCCCAATTAGGAAGTTTTTTCATCTTCCGCCGTTAAACCGCCCTGCTCCGTTATCATTGTATCGGCCCCAGTTAATTTTCATATCTTGAATCTTTGCCACTTCATTAAGGCTGCTGTCATTAGCATAAAGAGATGCCTGTGATTCTTTTGTATATCTGTAGTTTGATGGCCTTCTAAGATCCATTAGCCTGTTTTCAGTTTGCAGGGTTATGGATGATCCGTTTGGGTTGTCTGATATAGACATCTGCATCATGCGGCCCTTATACAAAATCATAGATGCGACCACTTGGTCTGTGCCGCCGCTTAAAAACGCCATGAGAAGCGTTATCGGCCTGTTCTGGTAGTTTTCAGTTAAGGCATAGCCCAACACCTGCGAATCCATTCCCGTAATGGAGAACGTAACTCCTGCGCTTGAAAGGTCATTTGAATCTTCTATTTCTGAGATAGCGAGTAATTCTCCGGCACCCTCGTAGGTTTCACCGTCAATTACTAAGTCGCCAAGACTGGTGTGCAAAAGTATGTCGTCGGTATCAAATTCTGCTTTTATTGCAAAGACAATGTTCTGGTGATCTTCAGCTAGCTTGACTGCTGTTTTTGTGTCTATTTGTCTCGTAGCCATTAGCTTACCTCAATGAAATCAAAAGACACTCCGTAGGTTGAAACATGGTTTGAGTCCCAATCTACAGAATTTTGGGCCAACCTGAATCTAGACCTATTAAATGAGGTGCTAAACCCAACAACGTGATTATCTGCTAAGTCTTGCCTCAACTTTGGCTGAATTGCTACTGAGTAGAAGTTTTTAGCCCCTGCATTATTGGTCTCAACCGCGTCAGCCGTAACCATTACCAATTGGATAGGGCTGCTTACAGTGGCTGATCCTCCGTCATAAATGGCCAAATAGTCGCCCTTTTTTATAGTTCCAGTTGACGTATTGCCGTTAGTGCTCAAAGAAAGGGCTGTTGATCCTTTTACGTTCTGACGTATTTTGCAACCAGTAACGCTTGCTTCTGTTGTTAAATCTGCGTCAACGGTTACGGCTGTGCTGCTTAGTTTGGTTAATATCTTAAATGTTCCGGCGTTTGCTTCATTGGTAGCGCCTGAGACGGTTATGTAGTCGTTAGTGCTTACCCCAGAAAACGGGGTTCCTGATGCTACCGCTGTTATCGTGGTCCCAGAAAATGACAGGGTCGCAGATGTTACGTTGGTTCCGCTGTTAACTCTTATATCTCCAAGCAATACTGATCCATCGTATGTGCCTTGCGGGGTCTTTCCGTCTGGGTCTACGAATTTAAAGTAGTTTGTTGTGCCTTTAAGCTCTAACAGGAAAGCTTGCCACTCTGCCGCTTGCGATCTATTCATTGGGGGTAATGATACGCTTCCTGACCAATAAACAGCGTCATATTCTTGGGTTCTAAACTTACCAGTGAATGGCGAGCTTGTAGCCCCTATCGCACGAGTCAGAGAAAAGCTTGATCTTACGAACCAAGGACTTGACGGCATTAGTATAGTTCTAGGCACCTAATAAACCCCTTCTGTATGTTCCGCCCCTGCGAGTAGATTCTAGTACCGCAGTCTTAGTTACATCGCTTATCTGTGGCAACATTTTTTGAATCTCCGCCCTAACCGTTGGGACTACGCCTGTGGAGAAGTTTAGGCTTTGATTGACAATGAAAGTATCCCCACCTAGTTTGTTCTTGGTGTCAGCGTTCGTTTTAATTGTTCCTGACGTGTTAGGCACAAATAACTCCGGCCCTCTTTCGCCAACTAAATAAGGAGTTCTGCCTTGCAGCGCCCCTCCTCCTGCGAATGATCTTCCCGAGCCAGCCCCTCCACCCCCGCCAAAAGGAATCGTAGGCTGGGCTTGAAATCCGGGGATTGACGAGAATACCGCGTTTAATATTTTATTCACCACCGCCATTTGAAGGAAGGTAGCTATGATTTGAGAGACTATATTCTTTGCAAAGTTCTTGAATGACTCAAGTGCGTCTCTGCCGGACAACAAGGAATTAACGAAATCATTTGTGAATGTCTGAGCAAGGCTTGCAATCGCGGGAGCCATTGTTTGAGAAAACGTCTCTGCCGCTTCTTCGCCTTTCTCTCTAAGCTCTTTTATCTGCCCTGTTATTCTCCCCATGACTTCCGCTATAGCTTCTTTGTCAGTGGTGCCAAAAAGATATGATAGAACCGCAGCGTCACCTTCGTTAATTAGCGCCTGCAAAGCGTTAAGCTGGGCTTGCAGTTTTTCAAAAGGTTCTACAGTGCCTTCTACGACAGACTTTAATCCTGAGAACTGATCATCTAAAGCTCCCTCGTCTAGATCATCCCTCATGCCGTTAAGCATCTCTCTTACCCTTTGAATATCGTTCGCAGCATCCCCAGAAGCATCACCAAGGGAAGCTTCAACGAGAGCTAGGTCAGCAAAAGCCTTGTCTAGCTCTTGAGCGGGGCTTATTGTGTCTTCTAGGAGCTTTTTGAAAGCCTCTCTAGCAGATATAAGCTCTGCGCTTGGGCCTTTAGGTTTGGTCGTCGTTGAATCCCCGTCTCCGACAGCAGCCGTAGGGACCATTTCTGTCAATTGAGACTCCAGCTCTTCACCTACAAACGCTAGCCTGCCCTCAATAAAGTTTCTTACCTTCTCATTGTCTAAAACATTTCCAAAAAGATATGCGTCAAATGCTTCGGCTATTGCTCCTTGACCCTCGCTAAGAGACTTTAGCTCTTGAGCTTCCATGCCCTTGAATACTTGGTCTATTCTTTCTGACGAAACGCCCGCCTTTTCTAGAAATGACTTTATATCTTCTAAATCTTGCCTGTATTGCGCTCTTCTTGCATCTCGTGCAGCCCTATTGCTTTGGGTGCCTGTAGCTAATGACTCATTGAATAGAACGTCAGCTTTGATCTCCGCTTGAATCGCTTTCTTTATGTCGCCTACTGCGGATGTAAGTACCTCTGCAGGCGATCCTCCTTGATTGACTAAGTCTATAGTTTCTGTAGACACATTGGCGTTTGCGGCTTGAACAATTGTTGTTGCTGACGCGGCTATCTCTGCAAAGTAATCAGCCGTATCCTTGAGCATATCCCCAAAGCCGCCAGTGAAAATTGCATCGCTTAACCCTTTGAAGGCTATTTCTGTATTGGTTAGCTTAGTGGAGAGGTTGTCCATCTTGGAGGCCATTGCGCCCCCAAATTGCTCGTTCAGTCCTTTTGTCAACGCGCTCATTATGGTTCTTGCGCCGTCTGCTGATTTCCCGAACTTTTGCACCTCATCTTTTGATATACTAAGTTCTCTGCTCAGTATTCCGAATACGTCAATGCCCCGATCAGCGAGCTGGTTCAGATCTTCAAGACCCAAGCCTCCTTGTACCGATCTCTGTGTAACCCTTACGAGGGCCTCAAAAACACCTAGCTGATCAACGGATACCGAGGCTGTATCCGCAAAGGTTTGAAGCATTTCAGTGGTAGGTTCAACTCCCGCCGCCTTTAGTGTTATGAAGGCTTTAGTGACGTCTTCAACTTGGAAAGGGGTGGTCTGGGCAAACTCAATAATCTGAGCCATTGCCTTGTCGCCAGCCGCCATAGATCCGAAAACAGTGTTTAATGAATCCTTTAGATCCTCAAACTCCATTCCGACTCTTGCGATGCCTTTTAAAGCTCCTATCGCAGAAATGCCAGCCAGCACACCAGCTAAAGGAGCTATAAGTCCTTTAACGGATGAACCGAATCTATTGACTGGCTTTTGATCAAAGCCGCGATTGATCTTGCTTTTTATGCCGTTAAGCTCGGTAGTAAGACCTTTGGTGTCGGCCTTAATCTGGATTACTAATTCTTCTACGGTAGCCATTAGTCTGGGTTTAGCTCCATCAGTTCTTCTAGCTCTGATCTACCCATTGGCTGCTGTTTATCGCCGCCGTTAAACTCCTTGAAGCCAGCGAGCGCAGAGTAGATCTCTATTGGGGCCATCTGCCAGAACTCTGATGGCTGTATCCCAACCATCCCTACGCAAATCTCGTAGAATCTTTTCCAAGATATAGTCTCTAGCTCTCCGGCTCCTGCTTTTTTTCATCGCTCTCCGCACTGGGATCACTAAGCGTAGATACTAATAACTGCGCGACTGCGCCACAACAAGAGACTATACCTGAATCCTGTATAAGCCCCTTGATATCTTTTTCAGAGAAATTATTGCCGCCGCCTCTTAGGGCGTGGTAGAGGACAACCGCTAGATCGTTCAACCGAACATCACCGTCCGATAATCTTTGGGTGATCTGTAAAATGCCCTTATCTAGAGCCGTTTCAATCTTTATTAAGGAATCTACAGTAAGTCGACAAGAATACTCATTCTTCGCCAGTGTTATCTGCGTCTCCCCCTTCATCGGGTTCGTCATTTGACTTCTCCTTTATGCTCCCGTTTAGGAGCTTTAATACCCAGTTTTCTTCTCTATCGTCTAGAGCGCAGCTTTCTACAGTGAAAGATTTGCCGTCAACCTTTAAGGTCTTTGCGTTTGATAAATCAGAGCCGACAACAATCTCATCGCCTCTCATCATCCCTGCTTTGGATGTCTTGCCGTGACTAATAGTTACGCTTTTCCAAGACATAGATCACTCCTAACCGGTGATGGCTGTAAACGCTACTGCTCCGCTAGACTCTAGCGTTATGCTGTAGGTTGCTTCGCCATTATATTCGCCAGCATACTCTAATGAAGTTAGCTGGAAAGCCCCTTCGTAAGTCCCTAAAGCCGGAACGATCAACTGATAGTTAGAGAAAGTGGAAGCGCCTAGCTTTGCCCTTAGAGCAACGTCAGTTACAGAGTCAACAAATACGCCGCTGCCGCTAATGGATAAAGAGTTCACCCCTGCCGCTGCTAAGATTTCCCTTGCGCTTGCGCTATCCTTGTTGGTTATGTCAACCAGCTCATTGTTTGACGAGATAGAGGTTGATCTTAATCCCCCTACGGTCGTGAATACTTCTGGGTCAGCGCCGTCACTTAGCTTTACCAGTAACGCCTTGCCTTGTTGTGCAGCCATTATCTATTCTCCTATTAAGCGAACGCAATCGCGCCAGAGGACTCAAAGGTTACGCTGTAAGTAACCTCGCCGTTGTACTCGCCGCCATGCTCTAAGCTAGTGATGAGGAATGATCCTGAGTATGTCCCAAGATCCGGCACGATAAAACTATAAGCGTCTAATGTTCCAGCGCGAAAGTTCGTGACCAGTTGATTCTCTGAGATTGAGTCAGTGAATATTCCTGACCCTGAGATAGTTACCGATGTCACCCCGCCTTGCGGCAAGAGAACCCTGCTATTCCCCGCAGAGTCTTTATTCGTAACATCAACCATCTCGTCATTCAAGGTGATAGATGAGCTTCGTAATCCGCCAATAGTGGTTTGAGTTCCGCCGACTGCCACTTTGATCAGGACAGCCTTACCTGTTTGTGCTGCCATATTATTTTCTCCGTTAAGAAGTGCCTAAAATAACTGCACGAAACCTCATGACCCCGTGTCTTGTGAGTCCATCTGGATCTCTAATTGTATCACTAAATTCCATCCTCATATTGATGAGATTGAAACCTGTGACGGTTAGGTTACTATCATGCAACAAAGTATGCACTCTGTCCATAATGTTTTTTGCTTGCGCGGACCCAGCGACTCTGCTCCAAACGTGTATTACTACCGTTGTTTCAGAGCCAACTTCATCCTTAACACTATAATCTAACGCCGTGTCTTCCCCAATCTGGACTATAGGGTAAGCGGTGCCTTGCGGGATCTCGTCATGTACGGAAGCGCCCAGAGTTGACGTAAGGACGCTATCGCCGTTTAGCGCGGCATATATGGTCTTTTGAAGCTCAAACTGCCCGATACTCAATTGGTTAGCCCCTGCTTGACGAATATGGCCCTTATCTTGTCTTGATTCTTATTCAAAGCTGGTTCCATGAACGGCCTTGCGGGCATGTTAACCGTCCCGTATTCCAATGCTTTGCTATAAGGCGCGGCTGATACCACTGACCCAACAACGCTCCTAGCTCTGCCGCTAACACGCAACCCAGCTAATTCTACATCAGTAGTTATGTTTGAAACCAAGAAGCCGGTATCGCTTGCGGGCGGCTCTCCTGCGGCAGACTGCGTATGCGTCCGGCTGGGATTGTACTTCTTCACAGTTGACCCTGTTTTAGCGCCTCGCATAATACTTTGGACTGCTTCATTCTTGACTAGATTAACCGCCCTAAACATAGCTGCCTGACAATTCTTCTCAGGTAGAACGCCAAGCCTTCTTTGCATATTATTTAAGAACTGAGTCTGGTTTTTTATGATTATCATGAGGCTACCCCCTCCTCAGCCGTTATTACCAGAAACTTATTCCTCTCGTCTTCATTGATGACGCTGCGTATATTGTAGATCTCTGAGTTCCAGCTTATTCTGTAAGCCGTTGTAATGCCTGCTATGTATCGCGTTGTAAAGCGCCACAAGCCTTTTTCTGTGAGCTGCCCCTGTAGGTATGGTTCTGTTCCAGAAACCTGTGAAACGTGCGCGTAAACGCTTTGAGCGGTGTTCCATGTATTTGTGTAGCCGCCGCCACCATCTGCTGCCCTGCTAACCGACTGAATTACGATTAGCTGTCTCATTGCACCATTTGAAGCTGCCATTAGCCAAGCGCCATGTATTTAGAGCCACCGGCCCCGCTCATTACCTTATAAGGTTGGTAAAGTTTTGCGACCATAGGCGGAAGGGATTGTGTCTGCTGGTAATCCTTCATATCGCCGCGTTGATCGTAAAGGTATGCGATATGCTGCAACATTCCTATCTTCAAAGGCTCTGGGATGTTAGCTACCGAGTTATACCCTGCTACATACGTCACTTCTATCGCGTTAGCCACTCTAAGCGCCGTTGGGAAGGTTTCTCCAGTTCTTAATACTACCCGCGCAGGCTCTCTAGCGGAGTCCACATAGTACCGAGAGCTTGCCATAGTCGTACCTGAATCAGCGTCATCAAAAGTTATTAGAGAAGTGACTGTCTGCAAAGGAGGCTTGGGTAAGGATATAAAGTTTTTGTAGAAGTTTAGGTAAGGACCAACTTTCGTGCCTTCCCAAAGAGGGTCTTCTGATATTCGGTCTGTATCAAGCTTTAAGATTAACGTCTGGGTAAACAAGGCTCTGCCGGTGTAGCCTTCACAGAAAATCCTGACGGCCTTGATAAAGCTTGTGAGCAATGCGTCTTCGGAATTACCGCTAATTCTAAGATAGTCTTTTACGTCAGATAGCGTCAAAGGCTCACTCGTTGGCGCGGTATCAACTACTAGACCAGCCATATCAACCTCAATTCTTTTGGTAGGTTATAATTAAACTTCCTGAGCAATCCTGCGTTCCCGAGCTAGAGATAGCCGTTAATTTTACGTCTGACTTCTCTGGCACTGTGATAGGAAGGCTTAAATCTATTAGAATCTCCCCAGACCCAAAAGATACTTTCTCCTTGGTCCTGTAAACAGATCCAACCTCCTTTACCTCCAACCTGCCAGTGACGTACTTGTTTGTGGCCTCTGTCCCAGAGCTAAAGCTTACCCTGCTTATGTACGCGGTGTGTCCTCTAGGAACTGTCCATGTCGCCATCAAAGTTTGACTCTCGCCTTGCGTTATCTTAGCTAATACGCTGGCTGGCACTCCGCTCGTTACTGTCCCGTAACCTATGTATATGTCACCTTCTTCCTTATTTGTAGATCCTGCGGTTAGCACATAGGCTCTATAGACTCTAAGGAAGGCTTTTGTTGTATTTACGGCAGTTTGCCCGTTAAGAGATATTTCCTCAGAAATCTCTACATAGTCTCCGTCAACACCTTCAACTCTTACAGACCTTGCGCCGTCCCCTGCTGACGCATCTTCTTCGCTGCTAGAGCTTACCTTTAACGCTTGAGCTGAAGAAAGTGCATCAAAGTCATTTCCTGCGTCAGATATAGTTTTTTTGTCTGTGGAGACCCCCGCGCTATATCCAAATTTATAAACCGCGCTAGTTCCGTAGACTTCTCCACGGCGTAATTGTAATCCATATATTGAATTTAAAGACATTCTATTTAATCAGGTTTGGCAAGACTGCTGAGGTTATCATTAATATGTAGACACCCCAGATCATGTTCTCAAGTCTTCCGAACTTTTTGTCACCAGACTCCATTCTCTCTTCTATTCTCTTATACCTTTCGGCGCAAACTTGCTCATGCGTGTCTATTTTGGCTGCGACCAAATCCACCGTATTGTTGTCGCTCATGGTCTCGCCCTAAAGAGTCTTTTTTGCTGCTTTTTTCCGTGGAGACGGCTTTTTTGCATTTAGACTATCGGTTTCTTTTTCAGCCTTTGCTTTAGGTGCAGG